ACCAATGAAGAAACCAAGCGAATTCGACTACTTCCGCAACACCACACCCGGCTACAAGCTAGGCCGCATTCTCGGCGTCCTACTCATCACCCTAGCCGTCCTACTCATCACCACCGGCACCATAGCCCTACTCAAACTCCTGGCAACCTACATCCTCGCGTAAGGAACCATCATGCCTCTCAGCCAACACAAAACCGAACTAGCCCTCCAATGGAACCACAAACACTACAACACCAAATACACCGCCCAACTACCCAACACCACCCCAGAAGAAATACAAGCCATCATCAACCAACACAACACACAAACTAAACCCTAGAAAGCCTAAAATACCCCTTATGAGCAACGTAACCAGAGACGCCCACGGACGAATAACCGGAGGCGTCAACAACCCAACCGGTAAAGGCGGCTTCCAAGAACGCCCACAAGACCGCAGTCGTAAATGGACAAAACGCGGCAGCGTGAAATACAACCTCCAGCAATTCCTTGAACTCACGAACGAGGAACTGGCGGAATGGGTGCAGCGTATGGACGAACTGACCCAAGCCGAACAGATCGCCCTACGTCGTGTTCTTGAATCAAAGAAAGACGGTGAGAAAGCGTTCCGCTCCTATCAGGACATCGCCAACCGTACCGAGGGCATGCCCCGCCAACAGGTTGACCAAACGGTGCAGATGTACGAGCCGCCTACGATCAACGTTACGGTGAAGTGAACAAAACCGAGCCTATTATTCTCAATAAGGCTCGGGTTCCCTCGGGTGAAGACCAGCCTATTGAGAATCGCGCGCACATTATGGAACAAAACGGAACATTCAACCTTGTAATCCCCAAAGCATACGAAGACCTATTGTTCTTCCTCCATGACCGTGACAATCCACCATACCGCTACTACGACTACAGCGGAGGCCGTTCAAGCGCGAAAAGCACCAGCGTAGCCCTAGCCCTAGCGCTCGAAGCCAGCATGTACCCCACCCGCATCCTATGCACCCGTGAATTCCAGAACAGCATTCAGGAAAGCGTCAAACAGCTCCTAGTGGATATCATCAGCCGCTATGAGCTTCCCGGTTTCACCATCACCCGTGAACAGATAACCCACGTCAACGGCAGCGTGTTCTTGTTCAAGGGCTTGCACGAAGACCCGGAAAGCACACTAAAAGGCATCGAAGGCGTGGACCGTTGCTGGATCGAGGAAGCCCAGTTCATCACCGGCCATAGCCTAGACGTGTTGCTGCCGACCATCCGAAAGAACGGCAGCACCATTATCTTCACCCGCAATCCCCTAACCCCGGAGGATGCGATAACCACACGTTTCGTCACCCACCCCAGCCAGCTCACCCAACAACGCACCACCCACCATCACACCACATGGCGGGACGCGGAACAAGCCGGAATACTCCCCGAGGAAATCAAACAGCAGGTCGAAGAATCACGAAACAACCCAGACTTCGCCCACATCTGGGAGGGAATGCCCTACGAGAAAACAATCAACCAGATCATACGCTGGCAGCAACTCACAGACTCGACCGAACGCCAACCGCAAACAGACGGAGGCGTTAGCTTCGGCGTTGACGTGGCCCGATACGGAGCCGACCGAACCGCCGTAGCCATCGTAAAGGGACGCCACCTAGTAGACCTCGTAAGCTGGAGCAAAACCAGTCTCGTCGAAACAGCGGAACGCATAATAACCCTTGCCGGAACACATCATCCAAGCATCATCAACGTGGACGATACCGGCGTGGGCGGAGGCGTAACGGATATTCTCCGCAGCCGAAACCAACCAGTGAACGGCGTCAACTTCGGAGCCAAGCCCAAGCATCCCGACCGCTATCCGGCAGTCAGTTCGGAATTATGGTTCGAGTTTGCCGAACAGCTTTCGGAAATCACCATCAACCCGAATCTGGAACACCGAGCCGAACTGTTTCAGGAACTCAGCACCCGTGAATGGGCAATCAACAACAGAAACCTACGCGAAGTGCAGCGGAAGAAAGACTACAAAACAGAGAATCAGACTGGTAGCCCCGATCTAGCGGATAGCGTCCTTCTCGCCTACTACAAGCCGCTGCAACTTCCATCGTGGGACGTTGCTGTTTGCTAGGTTTATGCGTTGCACCCGGTAGACTAGACGCAGGGTCTTATGACGAATCGAGGAAACTGTGAGCCTACTGAAAAATCTTCGTGAAGGTTTTATGAGCGCGTTCGACCGTAACCATGCGCCCAGTATGTCCCCCACACCGATGGGCGGGAACATTTGGCAGCCGATGGGCGGCAACACCATCCCCATGCACGACACCTACGATAACGTGTTCCCGTATGTGAACGCTATCGCCCAACGGTTCAGCACGGTAATCCCCTACGCCGTGGACGCGGACAACAGGCGCATCGACCCGGCCCCCGCACCGTTGACCGCGCTCTACGCGCCCAACGACACGTATTCGTGCTTGGAATTCCTCAAGATCGTTTGCGCCACCATCCTCACCCAGTCACACTTGGATATTCTTATCTGGACAACTAACGGGCCGGGCGGAGACATTACAGCCGACAACATCATCGGATATACGCTGCTACCGTCGAACAGCCGCCAGTACAATTCTTCTCGATCGGACTGGTATCATCGCGTTACGATGGACTTGGGCGACGGAGAACGAGTCTACGAATTTTCCCGGGACGAAACCATCGCTCTCAGCTACAGCCAGCATCCGAACGACCCGACGCGCGGCATTGCTCCTGCTATGACGGTGAAGAAGTGGGCGAACGTGGACGATATGATCGCCGACTATGAGCGTGGCTTTTTCGGCAACAACGCTGTACCGGCTGGAATGCTCGGCATCGTATCGGAGAACACCGAGGACTTCCAACGCAACCGCGACCGCCTCGAAAGCACATTCCGAGGCGCGGGCAACAACAACGGAATCGTCTACAACATGATCCCGGTTGACCCTATGACCCACAAGCCCAGCACCACCAGCAAACTGGTGTGGGTGCCATTCCAGAACGCCAACGACAGTCTGGACTTGCAGACCGTCAACGATGTGGTGAACAACCGATTGTCGAACGCGCTCGCTGTCCCGGACATTATTCGCGGCATCGACAACGGGCAGACCTACGCCAACGCAGAACAAGCGGAACGCGCGTTCATCGAGAATACGATGAAACCGTTGTGTATGACGGTGTGGGATAAATGGCAGTTCGAGCTAGACCGTATCACCGGTGGACTCGGGTATGGTATCACGTTCGACCTCGCTCTGCCTTCCCAAACCGACGTAGAGAAGGTTCAGGCCGACATCCAGAAGGTACGTGTTGACTCGCTTATCCAGCTCCTGAATAGGGGTGCCAGTCTGGAGTCTGCCGTGGACGCGCTCGGCTTACCCGAATCGTACAAGCGCCTTGACTTGCATCAGCAGGCTCCGACGCTGACTATCCCAGTAGCCGCAAAACGGTATAGCCGTAATATCAAACCGCAGGAAACGGCAACTGAGAAACGCATTCTGCCCGCCACTCGAACCTACGTGGACAGAGTTATCAGGCTCGCCCGTCGCTCTCAGAACAGTTTGCGCGATGACTTGGAAGCCATCGGCGACCAGTGGATAAACGACGTGGAAGATGACCTGATGACCAACCTCGCCGCCTACGCCCGCCGTACCGGCTACGAATTGGAGCAAGTCATTACCGTGTGGGCGGAACTCCATCCGGAAAGCTCCATTGCCGTGGAAGTCGAGAACTACACTGCCGATGACTGGCGGCAACTCTACTTCTGGACTGAACTCCCCGACACCGTGCGTGAAGCCTACGTGGAACACTTGCGGAGCATCGCCAAGTCAACCAGCAAAACCATCACGAACAACGTCCTTGAACTGCTGAACCGTGCCGACGTGGAACAGTGGGACGCCGAACGCCTGCGTGACGAGCTCGAACGCATGGGCAACGATCACGCCGAGCTGATTGCCCGCTGCGAAACCGTGCAATCGCAACGGCTCGGCAGTCTCTACAGTGCCCGCAATCTCAGCGAAACGCTCGGCGTCCGACTGGACAAAGTATGGCGTACCTCCGGTGACGGCAAAGTGTGCGAATTCTGCCGTCACATGGAAGGCAAGCGAATCTCATTGGATGACACGTATCTGGCTGAAAACGCCAGCGTCGAAATCGGCGACCGCACCTACGTGAACAACTTCGAGAGTATGCAGACCCCGAACGGACACCCCAACTGCCGGTGCTACGAGGATTACGAGGTGGTGGAATCATGACTTACGACATCCATTGCAAACACTGCGGACGGTATCTAGGTTCCTGCGCCCGTGACACAATGGTTACATTGAAGTGCCCGAATTGCAAAGGCTTGTACGTGTACCGCATCGTGCTACTATGGGGGTCAGAACATTAAGCCCATTAAGGACGTTCGACCGCACCACTACCCTACTATTTGAAAGGGCCAAAATGAAGACTCGTAAGAGCTTCGCCAACAGCGGTGCCCCAGAAACCAATGGTCGTACCCTCACCTTCCTCGCCAACAGCGGAAAAGTAATGTGCGACGGCCTCGCCGTAGATTTGAAGACACTGAAAGCGCCGTTAATCGACGGCACTCTGAAACTCGTGTCCGACCTCACCGAGTCCGACAAACTATCCCTTCCGCTCCTTATCGACCACGTGCCCAGTATCGAATGCCAAGCGGGTGCAATCACCCGACTTTGGATGACCGATGATGGGATGATGGCCGAAGCGAAGCTCAGCGAGGTCGATCAAGGCGAACGTATCCGCCAGCTTGCCGCCGACGGATGCCTGACCAACAGTTTCAGCATCACCGTTGAATTCAACCAACGTCCCGGCGAGGACGGTATCATCCACGATGGCGAACTACTGGAAATCAGCGTCGTATATCGTGGGGCCGACCCAAGGGCCGCTTTCACCGCAATCAACAGCCGTAACAACAAGAATGGAGACACCATGAACCCGGAACTCCTGAAGAAACTGGCGCGTACCATCGCCCAGTTCAAACTCACCCCGGACGAGGCGGAACATCTCACCGATTCCATCGGTGACATCATGCAGTCCGCGCTCGATGACATCACCGCTGCCATCACCAACCAGAAGGAAGGCGAGGGCGAGGGCGAGGGCACCCCGGCACCGGAGGCCCCCGTGCAGACTTCCAGCGGTCGCCAGACCATCATCATCAACAAAGCCAACCACGCCGCCCACCAGTCGGGTCCCGTGACGTTCTCCCACGACCGTAAGACGTGGCTTGACTCCGGCGACGCCATGATCGCGTTCGAACGTGCCCTGATCGACACTGATAACAAGGGTGTCGAAGCATTCCACCGTGAGTGGGCTGACACCGTGAACCGTAACATGTCGGACACCGCATCGTTCGGCGTTGACACCACCGACGTGGGCAAGTTCATCCCGACTGCGGCAATCACCACAATCGCGGACGCGCTGAACACGCGCGGTTCCGGCCTGTGGAATCTGCTGCGTAAGACCGGCATGGATCGTCTCACCATCGGTGGCAACATCGCCGGTCTGACTGACCAGACCCGCGCCCACGGCTACCCTGTGGCCTCCTACGGCACGAAGAAGAAGGAACAGGTGCTTTCGTTCGTGAAGCGCGAGCTTCAGGCCGATTACACCTACAAGTACATCACCCTTAACAAGGGCGATATCCGCCGCACCCAGCGTCCGGGCGCTCTGCTCCGCTACGTGTTGCAGGAACTCCCGAACTACATCGTCCAGACCATCGAACGTCAGATCACTTTTGGTGGTTACACGGACATGGCGCATTTCCGTTCCGTCGTGACCGACGCAGCAGACAATTCGTCCGAGTGGAAGGGCAACCGTTTCGCGCTCTCCTACACCATGACAGATAACACTCCGCTGATGGACTTCGTGCGTGCCTCCCACATGGTTCGCGCTCAGGGCAACAAGGTGCTGCTGTGCAACGCTGACACCGTGGCCGACCTGCTGATGTCCGCGAACGCTAACGGAAATACGTACATTGCTCTCGGCGGTGACGATACTCTGGCCCGCGCCCTCGGCGTTAACCAGATCATTACCCCGGAATGGTGGACGGACACGGACGATACCACCACTATGGGCGTCATCATGGCCGCGTCCCACTATGCAGTGGTGGGCGATACCTCAATCGAGGCTTTCACCAACTTCGCGCTGTGCACCAACACTAACGAGTATCTTCAGGAAATCTACGCTGGTGGCGGTCTGGACGCGGAGAAGTCCGCCGTGGTCATCAAGCCGAAGGCTAAATGATGAACGCTGAAATGTACGCACGAGTCGGCGGCAAAGCGCTGCCAGAAGACAACCTGAGCACGGTTAAGGTCATTAACTTCGTGGACAAGTCCGGCGAACCAGTGTCTTTGACGGGTCCGCAGGGGCCTGCTGGCCCGCAGGGTGAGCGTGGCCCGCAGGGGCCTGCTGGCCCGCAGGGTGAGCGTGGCCCGCAGGGTGAGCGTGGCCCGCAGGGTGAGCGTGGCCCGCAGGGGCCTGCTGGCCCAGCTGGTCCCGCTGCTTCGATCACTAAGGCCACTCACGTTAACCCGTCGTCCGGTTCTGTTGCCGACGTGGTGGAAGCTCTGATCGGCGCAGGTCTGATGGAGTCCGCCTGACACGCTACCCTAAACAGTAGCGGGACTGCACCGCACTAGGCCCTATCACTAGAATGGTGGTAGGGCCTAACTCTTTTTCGGAAGGAGCAATAATGGACATCGACGCAAGCGTAATCAATCAGGTGGGAGACGCGACCTACGCGCGGTGGAAGGATGCAGCGCTCGCAGACCTCGCCAACATCCTATGCCAAAAACCCCTATCCCAGATTACCGATGATTACGTGGGAATCGTAGTAGGAGACGGTAGCCACGTAGCACTCTTGGCATGGTACTCGGCGGTCACCAACGTGCAGACAACCGACGGCGTGAAACTCGATTACCGGGTGAACTACGATACGGGCGACGGATGGAAGCCAGAAACCATGTACACGCATTGCCTAACCATCGCGCAACGTCTCTCTGTAGGCACGGCAGTCAGCGTGACCGGAACGCACGGGTTCGCGAAGCTGCCCGCCCCGTTATCTTCTGTCTTGGCGGCGGTCATCGAGGCAGATCAGAGCGTGCTTGACCAGACCGATCGTGTCACAGCCAAGAGTATCGAGGATGTTAGCGTGAGTTACGACACCATCAACCAAACCACGTTGGAACGTGCGCTCACTCCTTACCGGTCGCTTATAAGCCAGTGGAGCCTATGCCGTAACGGCGGAGACAGCGGCGGTATTATCTCCATGCCGCGCAAGCACTGCAATCTGCCGTGGTGGCTCAACCCGCAGGATTACGTGGGAGGTGACTACGCTTATGGCAACGCTCTGTGACCCGTTCCGACTGTTCCCTAACCAAGTCCAGACGGCTACGCTTTGGCGGTACACGGCTCCCGGTCTGCCTAACGAACAACTGACCAACTTGCAGGTAATTGTGAAGCACTCCACCCAGTCCGATCAGCCGACCGAATACGGTTCCCGTATCAGCAGCCGCCGCTTCACCATTAAAACGGACACGGTTCCCAAGAGTCTTCTGGAAAACATGGAACTATGGCCTGCCCTCATGGTGGAACTTTCCGATGGCAGAGTGTACCAAGTCACGCAAGCCAGTCGCGGCGATGATATGGACATGGGGGAGACTCGGTTCATCACCGTGTATGGGAACCCGTATGGAAGGGATAGTCTATGAGCTACCGGTTACAGTTGTCCGCTGATTGGGCGCGCAAACTCTCCACCCAACAGTTGAACAAGGGCGGAGTGAGAATGATGACGGACATTCTCAAGATGGCCCGTCAGAACGCTCCAGTACTCACCGGCGCTTTGCGTAACAGTGGCCGTTTCCAGCAACTCTCTACGTTGAAGTGGCGTATCACGTTCGGAAACGGTCGCGTGCCTTACGCTTATATCAGAGAGTATAAGAACCGGTTGCACCCGAACACGAGACTTTACTTACACAGGGCCGCGACTACTGCCGCCAGCCGTGCCAAATCGTACTTCAACCTAGGATAGGAGCAACATTATGATTGATCTGGCCATGTGCATGACCCTCCAAAACGAGAGTTTCGGCACTTACGGGAAGGCCCTGTTCTTCGGCACCAGCCCAGTACTGGACACGGGTAGCGTCACGAACGTCGAAGGAATCTGGGTCAACGCGAACACGGTTGACATCAACGGCGATCTGTACACCGATCAGCTCACTATCAGTAGCCGCTATTTCGACGTGATCGAACAAGGCCGTCTGATGCTCCGTCTCCTGCACTTCGTCAACAATCGTCTGCATGAGTATTGCCGACTGACATGCAACCCTATCGCTGATATTGACTTTGTATCAATCCGCGTGCATCCGGCTACCGCAATCGACATGGACGCCATCGACGGGGAAGGCCGCTGGGTGAAAAGCATCCGGTTCAACGTGGACTACAAACTCTCCCCCGAAACGGTAGAATAGGAACCGTCCATTAGTCGCCGCGTGTGCAGTCCCGCCCGACGAAAGGACAAACAATGGCTTCCTACCCCCTTATTGGCAAGAAGACAGTCTACATCGACGATGTGGTGATCTCCCCCGACTACGTTCAGGATGAAGCTGGCACCATTACCCTGACTCCCGGCACTACCGAGGTGTCCTCGCAGTCCGGCACTATCAGCGTACCGAATGGCTCATATGAGGAAATGAGTTTCGAGCTGAACATTATCTGTCCGAGCGTCCGCTACCTCGGTATGCTGTTTCCGGAACTGTACCATAATGCGAAGTTCAAGCGCGTTATCTCCGGTTCGCTGTCCGAGACGGGTCAGGTGTGTTTCGGCGGCACCGAATGTGTTTCCAACACTCCGCGTGACATCATTATCCATAACGTGTGCGATGGTCATTCATCGGCGCAGGACTTCCGTATCCCGCAGGCGCTAATCAGCGCGGGCGGCGAGTTCACTGTGAGCCTGTCCGACCCGTTCGTGGTCACACTGTCCGGCTCGATGACTCCCGGTGCGAACGGTGCCGTGGTCATGGGCGAGCTTGATCTAAATAAACCATCGTATTACGACGAAGATTCCGGCACCATCAAGACGGAGAACGTTCAGGTCACCGCGCTTACCGCGTCCCCGGCGAGCATCTCCGGCAGAGTCGGGGGTCATGAGACGGTGAATGTGATGGCGTCTCCGAATGGTGCCACTGGTACCATCACCGCCACCGTAGCTGAAACTGCTAAGGCTGTCGCTACGGACAACGGGGATGGTACTTGGGATATTGAGTTTAAGCAGACTGGTACTGGTACCGTCACGTTCAAGGGTGGCTCTGTTCAGACCGTGGTTCACTTTAATGTCGCCGATGCGTGAGCATAAGTAACGCCCACCACCAGAATTTTAGTGGTAGCGGGCGCAGGAGAGAAAAGGTTCCGAGAAAAGCAACATGATTCATAATATCACACGATTGGAGCAAATATAATGACTACCCCTGTTTTGAGCATCGACACCCGAGAAGCGTTCCGCACCCTCACCGTGAAAATCGACGGCACCGTGTACACCATGCGCCCGCTTGGCTCGAAGGACATGCTCACGATCTTGGATAATGCGGAGACAATCGATAAGTTGAGCGCTGGTGTGGCGAACCGTGAGACTTTAGAAACCGCTGAAAAGATTATCTTCCCGTTGGTCGAATCGCTTATGAGTCCAGCTGATAAATTCTCCGTGTGGGCTGAACAGACCCGTAAGCGTAGCGACCTTGCCTATCAGCGTGCCATGACCGCGTTGTGCGGTCTGATGGCGAAGAACATCACGGTTGACATCAAGGGCGAATAATGAAGTCGTGGGATAGTCTGCTTACTCCCGCCGAACGTGAGGCGATGAAGAATTACAAACAGAAGGAGGCGGCTCGCAAGCCGCTTCCGAGCGTTCATATCCTCGCCGAGCTTGGTGACTTGTATGGGTGGCAGGCTATCCGCGACGTGCTGGAAAACAACGTGTCTCCTTCCCTGATGATGAACCTGCTCAGAGAGGGACGCCGTATCCGACGGCGGCGGCTGGCGGAACAATATCTTATGACGTTCGATTGCATCGCCGCCGCGTTCAGCAAGCACGGCGACCGCAATATTAACACGATTATCGAAAAACTCGGGAAGGACGTGTGATGGCAGACTCGACACTGACTCTAGACGCCGAGATTAACACCGGCGATTGGAACGCTGGCGTAAAGGATATTCAATCGGGTAGCCGTCAGATCGAAGAGTCGGCGCGACATTGTGATGAAGCGTTTGGGAACGTTGATAAATCTTCAAGCAAGTCTTCCAGCGGGTTAGGGAAGTTCGGTGCCGCCGCCGGTGCCGTTGGCGGTCTTGTTTCCTCGGGTATCGGTATGGCTGTGGACGCCATCGGTGATCTTACCGGAGACATTATCGAAGCCTCCGACTCTGCGGACAAGTTCAAAAGCACGCTGAACTTCGCAGGACTGGATACGGGTACGATTGACGCGCTCACCGCCAGCACTCAGACTTACGCCGACCAGACTGTTTACAGCATCAGCGATATTCGCAACGTGACCGCACAGCTTGCCGCCAACGGAGTACAGGGCTTCGACAAACTAGCCGAAGCCGCTGGTAACTTGAACGCTGTCGCGGGCGGTAACGCGCAAACGTTCAGCTCGGTGGGCATGGTGCTTACGCAGACCGCTGGTGCTGGCAAGCTCACCACCGAGAACTGGAACCAGTTGGCCGACGCAATCCCCGGCGCGTCGGGCAAGCTTCAGGAAGCGATGCTGAAGAACGGTGCTTATACGGGGAACTTCCGCGAAGCGATGGAGAAGGGCGAGATCAGCGCGGATGAATTCAACCAAGCCATAATGGACTTGGGTATGACGGACGCCGCGAAGGAAGCCGCTACCAGCACCAGCACTATTGAAGGTGCGATGGGTAATTTGGAAGCGTCCGTGGTTGGTGTGGGTACGACGATTCTTGACCAGTTCAAAGGCCCGTTGACATCCGGTATCAGCATGTTGGCGCAGGGAATCAGCGGACTTAGCGGCGTGTTTACGGGACTAGTGCAGACTATCGGCCCGATTCTCTCACAAATCGGCACAACGTTCCAGACAGCGTTTCAACCAGTTGTTGGGATGGTGCAATCTCAGTTGCTTCCGGCACTCCAGCCGCTAATGAGTGCTTTGCAGAATCTCGGTAATGCCATCATGCCTATTATCACGGCCGCAATCCAGACCATTGCACCAGTGTTGTCTACCTTGGTGAGCAACATCGGGCAAACTATGAGCGTCATCGCGACTGCTGTAACGCCTGTGATTAATAACATCGCTTCGTTGATTCAGGCCGTTCTCCCCGCCATCCAATCAGCGTTCCAAATCTGGGGCACTTACATTCAAGGCGTCATCAACGCGGTGTTCCCATTCATCCAGACGGTTGTTACTTCGGTTATGAACGTTATTAACGAGATAATCACCACCGTATTGGCAGCGATTAACGGTGATTGGTCTGGAGTCTGGGAAGGTATCCAGAATATCGTTTCCAGTGTTTGGAACGGTATCAAAAGTATCGTTTCCGGTGCCATCAATGCAGTGTCAGGCGTCATCTCAAACGTGCTGAACGGTATCAGCGGTATTTTCAGCAGTGTATGGAACGGTATTAAGGGAGCGGTAGTCAGCGCGTGGAGTGGTATCACCAGTGCTGTCAGCAGTGGTGTAAGTTCGATGATGAATTTCATCACTAGTATCCCGAGCCGTATCATGGGCGTGTTTAGCGGAGCTGGATCATGGTTGCTGAGTGCAGGCCAGAACATTATTCAGGGTCTGATTAACGGTATCACGAACGCCATTGGCGGAGCCATCTCAGCAGTCAAAGACGCTGTTGGCGGTATCATCGATGGGGCTAAGAGCCTGCTGGGTATCGCGTCCCCGTCTAAGGTATTCGACCGTGAGATAGGTAGGATGATTCCGGCTGGTCTTGGCCGTGGCGTATCTGAGAACGAGCGTGCGGCCACTCGTCCGGTGGAAGACATGGTGAATTCTCTTCTTCCGTCGTCCATTGTGACGCCCATGCCAGTTATGGCTAGCCCGGTGCCTGTGAACATGAACAGTGGCCCGCGTGTGAGCGCGCCTATCACGGTGAACGCGCTTGACCCGAACGCGGCGGCACGGGAAACCGTTAGGGTGATTAATTTCCATTACGTGTGACAAGCCGCGCGGGTAGACTGAGGGTATGGCTATCTTTACCCTTGACCCGCGCGACGTTCGTCTGACCCTGAACGGTTTCCCCTTGTATGGGACTGACTCATACGGGTGCGAGTGGCACGTAACGTTTCAGAACGTTTCGGGATTGTTCGACGGTGTTGGTTCGACCTTGCAGACCAAGGACAAAGCATGGTCGGATGGCTGGTTTAGCAATATTCCAGTGGCTCAGGGTCGCTCGATCAGTGTCGAGGGTCATATTATCGGCAAATGCACGGAAAACTGCATCAACGCTTGGGATGCGTTCAAACGTTCGTTTAATATCACCAGTCAGTCGCTTGTCGTGGAGTTGGGGAACATCAGCCGTCAGGTGCAGGTCATGCAGTCGTCTTCCGCTCCGCTGGTGGAGTGGGCTGGTGTGAACATTATCAAATTCAGTATCGGGTTGACCGCTTTGGACTCGTATCTTTACGATACTCAGTCAGTGAGCGAAAAAACCGGGTTGCCGCACACTCAGGGCGGTCTGACGTTCCCTTATCATTTCGAGGGCATCGATACTGGCAGTGAATCAATGTGGGTGTGGTCTGAAACAATCGTGTCGGGTAGCGTGCGCCTTACTAACACGGGTAGTGCTCCGAGTCCGGTGACTGTTCGTATCGATGGGCCTGTGGACAATCCGCAGGTTGAGCATAGTCCGAGTGGACATATCATGGCGTTCGATCTCAGTTTGGGTGAGGGTCATTACATTCTTATCAACGGTGCCTCGCATGAGATTCTTATCGATGGCACCGATCCGGCACGTGGCAGTGTGACCAGACGAGAATGGAGCTACGCGGAGGTCGGGGAGAACATCTGGATGTTCAGCGCCGAGGAACCATCTGATAACGCACGGATGACGGTCAAGTTCAACCCGGCTTACATCTAAGGAGGTGCCGGATGTCTTTTATTTCTAACCGATTGCCGCAGTCGAACGGCTTATACTCTGACACGGCGCGTGTGCTGTGGCAGCGTTCCGGATTGCAGTTCGTCGCCGTCACGTTGAACGACGGCACTGTGATAGCCGAACTCCCCGACCTGCAATTAACTCACTTGACGTACCGTTTCGAGGAAACAACCAGCGAAACGGCCACGCTCCCGTGGCGCAACGCTCCACGAAACTGGGATGAAGCCACCACCCCATATCAGGCCGCCATACTTCTGGTGCGCGAATCCACTGTGTTGTGGGGCGGTATCGTGGTCAAACGCGAACGAGTCATGAGCGGAGACGGATTGACTCTGACACTGGCAACAGTCGAACACTACCTCGATAACGTGTACGTACAGGATCATACGTACACGAATCGTGACCAGTGCGAGATCGTGGAAGACCTCGTAACCACCACGCTTAAAAACCACCGTTTCAATCTCGTTGTCGAAGCGTCCCCGAGTAGCGTCAAACGTGACCGCACGTATAAGGCGGAAAGCGACAAGACCCTGCTAAGCGTGCTACAAGAGCTTGCCAGCGTGCTGAACGGGCCGGAATGGTGTACATCATGGCGTGCCATCAACGACGGGCATTATGAACCTGTGATGACGGTCGCCGACCATATCGGCTCCACCACGCCAAGCACCACGTTCGACGAAAGCGTTATGACCACGTTCAACCTGTTGGAGGATTACACGAACGGGTACGGTGCTAACGCGGTAATGGCTGTGAGTACGGCTGACGCTGGAGACCGTCCGCAATCCGATTGGATGATCGCAAACCAACCTAACAGGCCCATGCTGGAATATGTGTTCCAACCGTCCACCAGCATCACGAACAAGAGTACGCTGAACGAACACGCCAAGTCCTCGTTGTTGCAGATGCAGAACGGTACCCAGACCATCACTATGGGCTTGAGTCTGCTTTCCGCTCCGATGGTGTATGAGGAATGGAAGCCGGGCGACCTCATATCGTGGACAGTGGAAGAAGACGCCGAGCATTTCCCCGACCATAATCACGGTACCGCCCGTATCATCGGGTACAAGATAGATTTCAGTCAGGCGTGGACCATCACACCTACATTGCAGCAGGAGAACGATAATGCCGAGCAAATTCAAATTCAGTCTAGATAGCGCGGACGCTACAGCACGCCAGTTCTCGGACGTTAAACGCCAGTTGCAGGAGCTGCCGCCGAGTATTGTCAACAGCGTTAAACCTATGGTCGACCAGATCACGGAGATGTATGAGGAAGTGCAGACGCTGACGAACAATCTTGACCAGCGTGTGCAGGAAAGCATCACTCGCAACAGCTATACCCGTGCCGAGATTGACGTTAAAACTCAGACGTGGAACTGGGATGTATTGGCTCCCAATCGTGGTGGTACTGGTATCGCCAACGCTTATAACAATGTGTTTGCGTCAGGCCTTTGGCGCGCGGTGTGGGTGTTGTCTGACGGTACTATGGGCACGGCTCAGTCGATTCGTGCAGTGAAGACCGATATCGTGGACGCGGACGACTACATTCCCGTTTCCGCTCTCCGCAAGGTGAAGTGGTGCATATATCGGATGAAGGATGATAAGAACCTGAATCTTGATGACGCGCAGCCGTTGGTCGGCATGATCGCCGACGATCTGGATGAAAACGGATTGGGGTTCTTCTGCGAATACGATGAAGACGGCACGCTGGTAGGTATCAACTACCCCATGCTTGGGGTGGCGGCGCTCCGACTCGCTCAACAGGTAGCGGATGAATTGGACGCGCTCAAAGCTAAGGTTGATGCTCTATCCACTGACAAAGATAAAATGGTCGTAGACGATTCGGAGGAATGATTATGGCTATCATCATGCACCCGCTTACCGCGAAAAACGGTTCCCCGGAGTATACGGCGGACGATTACAGGCATGCTATTAACCCTCTATTAGTACCGTCCGATGGTACTGCGTTCAACGGTTTGTCTGGCATCCGTTACGGTTCCCCGAGTCCTCTGGTCACGGTGAGCGGCCTGACTGTTACGGTCAAGCCTCATTGCGGTACCATCAGCCCGTGGGATGGGCTCGGAGCGTACACTTACGCCATTACCACCAATACGACCGTGCAACTGGCGGACTCCACCAACGGTTACAAGATCGCGGTTACGGTGGAAGACCCTTCGCAGTCTCACGGTGCTACTCCGCGCGGCCAGCTCAAGGTGTTCACGGCTGGTACCCCTGACTCGACTATCAACGGTCTTGTAATCGCTGAGATTAACGCCGGTGTCGCGTCTGATGTGGCTCCGATGATTCGTAACAGCGCTATCCTGATGGCGCGTGATCTTGAACAGCTTAACACTATTGCCGCGATGGATGGGCAGGAGGCTGTGACTATTGCCGATAATGTCCATTATGTCAGGAACGACGGCGCGTGGGCTTCTTCACAGTTATTTGACTCGTCGGACACGTTCAAAGCCGTCTCATACACGAATTCTAACAACTGGTATGAATTTACGTTCTCGTCCCGCGTCACATCGTTCGGAAGCCCTCAAAACGTGGAATTGGCGAAGTACGGAAACGTAAACTGCTGCCATTTTCTGCACGGGGGATGGTACATGCTTAGCGCATTCCTTAACGTCAAGTATGATCATACAGACAATCCTGCGGTGTGGTTTCGACGGTACTCCGGAAAAAAATGGACCAAGTATATCGACACTCATGTTACGTTCTCAAAGAATGACTGGAATGGATATACGGAAATCAGCATTCCGACCGTGGTCTACAATATCCCGGATGATACTGTTATCTCGTTGGGTATTGGGGATAATTTCGTTTCGGCTGTCGGCAGTTTTACGGAGTTCACCGTAACTAGGATTAACCGGAACCTGTAATCTCGTTATAGCGCATACCTCCCTCTGCTCGCACTTCGATATTCTCCGGAATCGGAACGACGAAGCTCACCAATGGGCGGAACACGTCATTGGGTGTCATATACGGGCCTACTGAAATTGGGTCGTGCTAGTTACCATCCAAAGTTAATCCACATCTCCCAGTTGCGGTTCTTCACATGATAAACGACATCATCCCAGTGTTCCACTGTTCATAATAATGGCTGTTATCTTCATGATCTAAGATGGGAGCATGATGGAAATTCTCACGGCAATCATCGGCGTAGGCGGCGTAGCACTCGGAGGATTCATAACATGGCTAGCTAACCGTAGATCAGACTTGACCAGCGCGTATCAAGCTTTAGTGTCCGCTCAAGGGGATATGAAACGGCAGATCGACGCCCAAGACCAGAAAATAGACGCGCTAATAAAACATCGTGATGTGTTGCAATACACGATCGATCTTGAGACTGGCTATATTCGCGCGTTGGGACACTGGCTGTCAAAATTCTGCGAGATTATCGAACCGGAATTTTTAGATAATAATCCTAAACCGTCGTTGCCCGATGATCTACGCGACCGGATTGCATCACTTGAAGAACTGGCCGGAGATAATGACTAGCCGAGCCGGGTTATGAACATGGCCCCTTTTTCACGCATGATACCGGAAACGTTATTGTTTGTGAAAACCCGTATCTTCGTGTTCGTCTGAGTTACTCTCAGCATCGTGGCCAAATTCAATCGGGTATACCCGCTCCCTCCCGTTAATTGTTCGCTTACAGTCGGGCCTAAATTCGTTATTCCACTGCTACCACCGATATTGAGGTTCAGCCATCCGGCGGAAGTCGACAATGGCAGCGTAACGTAGACGGAGTAATCGCCTACGGGTAGGTTAGTTACGTTCGCTCCGTTACTATCGTTCACGATGGATGCGCCGTCGAAGTCGTTATGCGTAAGCGTCATACGCATTAGCGTATGACGCTGTTTACCTGCAATTGCCCGTCTGATCTAGTGAAAGTTATTCCAGCGTATGGGTCACAACGTTCTTCTGTTTCCACATTCCACCGTTTCTAGCATAATGGACATTATCGGTGATAATAATATCGATTCGTTTTTGATGATAAAATGATCCTATGAGACGTTTCAAACGGTGCATGATCATTATTATGGCGCTCTTCGTCGTCTCGTTCATAGTCCACGTCCTGATGACGGCCTACGCCGTTTTATGAATGGCGTGGCTGTTCTTCTACCCAATCAGCTTATAAAAGGAGTCTCGATGGCTTTGAACGGTATCGACATCAGTAATTGGCAGGCTGGTATCGACTTGTCTGTTGTACCGTGTGATTTCGTCATTAGTAAGGCGACGGAGGGATGCTGGTACGTGTCAGCGGATTGTGCTCGGCAGGTGGAACAGGCGTTAAGTCTGGGAAAGTGTGTGGGCGTATACCATTACGCCAACGGTGGTGACGCCGTTTCCGAAGCTGACTTTTTTGTGAACAATTGCGCGAATTGGGTCGGCAAGGTCGTATGGTGCTTGGACTGGGAGCAACAGGGTAACGGACTGGTCGGGTCTGGCGCGTCTGCTCAGCAGTGGATTAGGTCGTTCTGTGACCGCGTGTACGAGCGTACAGGCTCCCAGCCTATCGTCTACGTGGGAGCGTCCATGCTTAACGACGTGCAGAACATTGGTGATCGTGGATTGTGGGTAGCCCAGTACGCGAATATGGACGCTACTGGGTATCAGGATACGCCGTGGAACGAGGGCGCATATGCGTGCGCTATCCGCCAGTACTCGGGTAATGGTCGTCTGCCCGGATATTCAGCCAGTCTTGACCTTGACAAGTTCTATGGTGATGTTGACGCTTGGAATGCGTATAAGGCTGGTCATTCGAGTGTGACCAACGTGCCGACCCCTTCCGCTCCTGCTCCGTCTACTCCCGCGTCTGGCACGTACACTGTGCGCTCTGGTGACACGTTGAGTGGTATCGCGTCGATGTATGGGACTAGCTGGCAGGTGCTGGCGCAGATTAATAATCTGTCTGACCCGAATCTGATTTATCCGGGTCAGGTGCTGAATATCAATGGCACTGCCAATACGGTTCAGCCCGGTAGCGGCACGTATACGGTGCAGTCGGGGGACACGCTGAGTGGTATCGCCGCCAAGTTTGGGACTTCGTGGCAGACTCTCCAGCAGCTTAACGGCATTGCCGACCCGAATCTGATTTATCCGGGTCAGGTGCTGAAACTGCCGGGCGGAGCACCGTCACTGTCCGTTACACCGTCACCGTCCGTTACGACGTACACTATCCAGCCCGGTGACACATTGAGTGGTATCGCCGCCCAATACGGTACCAGTGTTTCCAATCTGGTGGCGTTGAACGGTATCGCCAACCCTGACGTGATCTACGCGGGCCAGACAATCCGCATCAAGTAAACTATCGATAGGAGGTTTGTTATGAGCATTAATACTGGTGAGCCGACCAAGGACACCGAGATCAATAACGAAGTGGCGGACGGCAATGATAATTACGTGCCGACGTTCAACGCAGCGACTCGTAAGTGGGCGTATCTGGTTTCCGGACTGGTTGGTATCGCCGGTGCGGTGCTGAGTTTCGTGAGTGCCGTGCCGGACATGCCGTCGTGGGTGGCTGTGCTGGGTGGCGCTTGCGCTCTGGTCGGCTCCGGCGTGGCGGGAATGTTCGGCGTCCACTACGCAGGCATCTCCAAGTGAGGTGATGATGATGATTGCATTGCTTGAGGTCAATCAAGCAATCATGCAAGGAGCATAACCAATGTTCGAAACATTCCAAACCCTCATCAACGCCGGAGGCTATGACCTCGCTGACCTCACCGAGCGCATCAAGACCATGTACGTGATGCGCGAACTCACCGAGGATGAGATGAAACAGCTACTCGAACAGGCGCAGGATAACGCCAAGCCCGACGATTCCTATGCTCCGTTGGCCGACCGTGTGAAGGCCATCGAGGAATGGGAGACGACCATCGAGGAGCGTTTAAGCAAGCTGGAATCAGGTTCATCGACCGACCCCGGCGAACTCGAGGAACCCGGCGACAAATGGCCGGAATACAAGCAGCCTACCGGCGCGCACGACGTCTACCGCGTAGGCGACAAAGTCACCTACAACGGGAAGCACTACACGTGCGTGCTGGACGGGTGCGTGTGGTCTCCGGACACCTACCCGCAGGGGTGGCAGGAAGAGGCATGACCCGCATCTACACTGGCACCTCCAAGTGATAGACTGGGGTTGCTCCTTTCGAGCGATGGTGTGATGACCGAATGAACTAGCCCGGCACTGGTCTTGACGACTGGTGCCGGGCTATTCTTTCTTTTTCAGTTGTTCAAGAGGAATTCTCGATTTCGGTATTCGCTGAAAACTGGAACGTCTTCTGGGTGATCGTTGTAGGCGCTGACCAGCCAGCCCTTCACGTATGATTCCTTGGGGTTGGCGTGGATGCGTGCGTGGCATCCAATAGTACCCGAGCCGCAGACGGTAATCAGGTTGCTGGGTAGGTTTAATCCTTCCCAAGTGTGTGATCGCATACGCCGGTGGTGCAGATTAAAAGCGGAGGCGCTTAATGATCTCCCACAGATGAAGCATCTGCCGTGGTCTCGGTGGAACACTTTCATACGGGTTTCGATATCAGGGTCTGTTTTGCTCACTCGGATACTCCTTCGCAGTGGAAGAAGTACAAGGTTATCGGGGAGACGAGTTTGAAGAAATATTGCCTATCGGTGTCTGTCTTGCATTCATGAATGGCCGTGATCTTAACGCCTTCAACGCTGCCCAGAACGTCGTAGAGTTTGAGGAACGCTTTGGCGTCTTTAATCCCGATTTGACCGAACGTGAGTTCCTGTCCGAGTCCTTGGGTGTCGATGATTTCTTGTGCTTGTGGGGTTTTCTGTAAGAGGTTGATGATCGAGGTCAGATAGTTGATGGTGTTCATTGTTGCTCCTTTGGTGTGATGATGATGATTGGATTAATCGTGCAAGGTTCTAGTCTTTGGTCAGGATGTCATAGCCGAGGTGTTCGGCCAACCGCAACCGGTATTGCTTTTGCGGTTTGCGGCGTCCGTTTTCCCACATGGCTATTACGTTTGGGCTGGATACGCCGATTCGTTCGGCTAGTTCCGCCTGTGAATACCCGTGGCGTATCCTCCAGTATTTGATGCACTGCGCGATGGTCACCCTGTCGCTGATAGTCGCGTAGTCAACTGGGATGTTGCCGATGCTCTGTCGTGTGAAGAACTGGCCGGTCTGGCTGTCCTGTTCCACGGTGACTTCTTGGCCGTTGATTACGGTCTTGATTTTGGTTTGCTTGCGCATGTTTCACCTCCCTATGATGAGTGATATATAGATTATATCACCTTGTTTCTGTTTTGCCAAACAGCTCACTAATGGCTTCTCGACCGTCGTCGGTCAGCGCGAACCGCCAGCAATGACGGTGCCGACTGTTCACGCCATCCCTATCGACACGGTACACATGACCGGAACGCTCAAGCTCGATCATGAGCGTCCTCAATCCCTGCGGAGTATCGTCATACTTTGCTAAGACCGACATACGTTCGATTTCCTCGTGGGTAAGCGGACGCTTCGCCACCCAAAGAATCAACAGCACATGAACCTGTTGGTTGCTGAACATTACGCCACCGCCGTTTCAGCCGAGTGGCGGAGGAACGCGGCCATGCCAGCGGCCACAATCCACCCGGCCACCCACTTGACTCCAAACCGTACCCCGTTGATCTTGGCTGCCATCGCCCACACCGGGAGCGACACCCACGGGCTGAGACACCAGCCGCAGTAGACGAGTTCTCCGAGACTGTCCACGTAATCCTTGGCCCACGTGGGGAGCGAGTTGGACAGGTTCTCAGTCTTTACGGTCAGCTTGCGGCGGAGCGCGGAGAACATATAGCCGGGACCGGGAGAGAGCTGCACGACAGTGGTTACGTATCCCGCCGTGATTCCAGCCGAAAGCACAGCAGTCCACCAATTACCATTAGTCTTCATCGGTTTTCCTTTCCTCGTGGCGACGCCAGCAGTGATACCGCTTGTCGTAATCCGCGTACAGGTTTTCGTAGAGTTGTTTCGCCTCGTTGGTGGCTTCGTCGTGGTCGAACCCGTGCTGTTGCAAGACGTATTGAGCGGCACCTACCCAGATGGAGCGTCGAACGTACTGATACCAACGGTCAAACAGTTTGCCGCACACTTTGTCGTGCTTGTTGTCTCCGAGAAAGTCGGCAACGCTCTCTACCACGAACTTACGCAGAGTGTTCGCGGTGATATGGTTACGGTCGAACAGTTCCAGCACGTCGCTGGTTAAAATGTTATTCTTCATTGGGTTCCTCTTCTTCGGGTTCGTCGTCGTCCGCTAGGTAATCGTCAAGGCTGATGTCTTGCGGTTCGAAGTAAATCAATCCGTCCAGTAAGATCATCGGGTAGCGCACGATTACGCCTTGGTCTTTGGCGATTGTGCGCATCGCCCGGGCGGTGGGGCTGCCCGACGATACGATACGGAGCCTACGGCCCATCTGTTGGGCGTACACGTGGCACGTCATCAGATAAACGGCATCCTTCCGCTTGCATGTGGGGCAGCCGTCGAATAGTGCGAACATGTCCGGGCTTTCCAGAATGGTTGCGGTTTTCATCAGAAGGTTACCCCCAGAGCGTCGGTCAGCACATCGGAGATATGGAGCGTGGCCAACTGGCTACGCTTATGGTTCTCGATCTTTTCGGTGATGTCCTTACGGTACACGGGGATGACCTGATGGTGTGCGGCTCCGACCACGCGCGGGTCGAACATCGAGAAATACAGGACTTCCAGCGAATCGCACACGACGAAGTACTGGAGCACCTGTGCTTTGTACTGGTCGGGGATGAAGTCGAAGCCGGTCGCCTTAGAGTCCAGAGTGTATTCGGGCAACACCTGTTCAATGACTTCGACCAGTTCATGTTTGAGGTTGGCGATATGAGATCTCATGGCGTTCGTGTGCATCATCCACGGTACGACGGTCTGCAAATGGTAGGCTGAGCCGAGCGACTTGCATTCGATGGCCCACGTCGGCTTCTCAGTGTTCTCGTAGGCGTCTGGACTGCACGCGATACGGTCGTCGTCGTCACTCTCCCAGATACCGCAATCGGGGACGCAATCGACGGGGTTGAAGCCAAGCGTTTTGAGTGTGATCTGAACGTTCTCGGGTTCGAGACGGTGGCCGCGTTCCATCGGCGGTTCACCGTCCGCTGGTTCTGCACACAGTTCCGCTAGGAACTTCCAGAAGTCCACGCCGACCTTAAGCCGCTTGTTCTTGGCTTCGGTGTCCACAATCTTCTCATCGTAGTTCTGGGCCTTCGTGTAATACTCGTTGGCTTTGTCTGGCGTCTTCGCCTTCTTCGCTTGTTCCAACGCCTTGTCTCGGTACTCTTTAAGTTTCTCTACGTCGGTCTGAGCGTAGTGCTCCAAAGCGAGTCCGCCGCTTTTGGTGCCGGTGATACGGCCCACTCGTTCGGCGAGCCATGCCTCGGTTTCACTGGCTTGTAATACGTTGATGATCTTCATTGATGTTGTCCTTTCGGTTGGGTGTGGGCGGGTGACGAGTCCCGCCCACAAGTCTTTCATGATGAACTGATAATGGTTTGTGTTCAAATCCTTAGGTCATATATCAAACCCAATGTGTGATATATAAAGTATATCACATGGGGTGGGATTATGCAATCAGCAACACGCATAGACATGTCCCCGCGCCCCTAGTAGGACGTGGATAATCAACGGTGATTGATAGGCTCACGCCCGAAAGCCCGGAATATAAGAGGGGGACTACTTACGTTCCCCTTTCACGCCTCGCTTTCGCAGTCGGAAAGGTCAATATCAAAGCAACGCGCAATATAATCGAAGTTCTCACGCTGCTCATCAGCCGTCAACGCCTGAACGAGATTATCCGGCAGCGTTTCCGCGCCGAGCGAGTCACGCAGTTTGTCGAAGGCAAGTTCGTTGTCAAACATTTCAGATACTCCATTCCAACTCCCTTATTAGAACAAGAGGGCTTATAAATCGGTTTGTTTTAAGCAAAATCCCAAAAGTGCGCCAACGCGAAATGCCACTTACATTCGGTTGATGGCGTTCATCAGACTGTTCAGGTCGGTTTGCGTGAGTCCATTCCATCCCCTGACCCGACGTTTCAGAGTGCCGTTGATGAAGTCTCCGCGCTCCGCGGATGTGATATTGTGCGCATCCATAGACTTGACCAGATCGGCGTACTGTTCGGCGCTGATCGCACGGTCTGCGGTCTCGTAACGCTGCTTGGCATACGCGCCGTCGTCGTCCTTATCGGGGAAGATGCCCAACACCGCGTAGAGACTATAGCGGCGGGCGTAAGTGATCGCGCTACCGACCTGCTGGGGGTCGCCGGTCACGAAGAACGGATAGGAGCAGACCACCATCTGGTCTGTATCATCGAAAATGATGGTTTCCACTGTTCCGATGGCCTGTCGCGTTTCTCCCGTGTTGTCGAACGTGACGCGCTGGCTGAATGCCAGACCGTACTTCTCGAAAACCGGTTTGATGGTTTTGAGTATCGTGGCGAGGTTGAGATACTTGTAAGTCCGGTTGCCTGCCTGTGCGGTTTCGTCAGTGACGAAGTTGGGGACTTCGTTGAGAACTTGCATGAACTTGTTGCTGAGATTGTTGGTTGCCATCTCAATGCTCCTTTCTGATAGTGTGATGATATATAAAGTATATCACATGGGGTGGGATTATGCAATCAGCAACACGCATAGACATGTCCCCGCGCCCCTAGTAGGACGGGTTAGGTCGCTGTGAATTGGCGTAATAACGCCAATTAGGACGCTAGGACACTAGGACATGCATTAAGTCAGATTGGCCACGCCTCGCCGTTCGTGAGATACACCTCATCCGCATCCCCGTTGTCGAACTGGGCACCCAAAAGCCCGTCCAGCATTGCCATACCGCCGAGATTGTACGCCTCAACGAAGAATTCGAGGCGGGTTGGCTGATTGCCTTCAAGAACGTACATGGTGCGCGCCCACTCGGTCTCCCCGTTACGTTCCTCATAGTCCCTGAATGCTTGCTCGTACACGTCGGCGTCAACGTATCCGTAATCTCCGACACGCCAGATATCGTCTGTCTCGGTGTATGTGTCGAAGTCGCGGCACTCGGGAATCAGACTGGTGTCGATGCTGCGAATCATGTCGCGGACCTGATCGAGAGTGATTTCCGTAGCGTTTCCCATTTCTGTTCCTCCTTTGCCTTGTCAGAAGGCGCGGTATTCGAAGCCGTCAACGGTTGCCCGCATTTCGGTGAGAGGCGTCCCGCTATATGCATATCCGAGCGCTGCGGTGTACGCCCACACGTCGCACGCCTCGATTTGCTCCGGTTTCCAGCCGTTCTCCACGGCGACCAGGCAGTTGGAGAAGGCTCCGGCGTACAGTTCGACGTATCGCGTATACCCTGACGCGGGTGCCTGCCTAAACAGATTCCCGTTCCAATCACGTTCGGGCTTATCCCAAGTGTTGAGGAACAATATGGACGGTGAGTTGAAACCTGCCATCAGACCGCCCCCCCAAGAGTCGAACTTGGTGCCTCCCAATTCGAGATTGGGCGCTCTATCCGGTGAGCTAGGGGCGGAATAGCAACGGTCATTAGAATAGCACATTATGATCGGCCTCCAAACCTTTTTGTAATTCCTTGACTTCTTCACCGGTCTTTTCCTGCCACCATTGGGCGAAAATCGTTCGGTGGCACAAGCCTTTTCTTACGTCATCGAAGCATAGAAGCACGATGTCTTTACCTCCGTTGAGTTGCGATATCGTTTCAAGTTCCGTTCTGATGAGGGCGACCCCGTGTGAGTCCAGCATGGCACGATACCGTTCGGTGAATTCTTCGTCGGTTCCTTCCATGAACCATCGGCCCGGCGTCACTGTTTTCGCCGATGCTGCGATTGTGTACGGAAGTCGCCATCGTGGCGAACCGTACGTTATGCGTACCGGTATGCCTTGTGACGGGGTGAAGTCGTGGTATCGGTTTGTGTAGATCTTCATATGCATCCTTTCCATGCAACAGTGTGATATAGATATTATATCACACTGTTGGTTCTTGTTGCAAATTGCCCACATTCTTAACTTCGTCTGGGAAGAATTCCACTTCCAAAGCCTCCACACCTCCAGTAGCACCCCAATACGCACGCCTCGCCCGCAGAACCGTCGCCACGTCGGCGGACATGGAATCAGGAAGCCTATGGGCCATCCAATCCGACAGCTTCGCTTCGCTCCGCTGTTCCCGCTTCTGAACCCTCCAATTAACCGGGTTGGCCAGCCACACGGGCAGAGTCCGCACGTACTGCAATGGCGTACCCTCGCACGACTCCACGAAACGCTTCGCCGCCCTCATAAGCGCGTCGGCACCGACTTCATCGAACGCCTGATTAAAGCACTGAATGAATTCGTTTGACACCCTGCATTTCTTCGGCCACAATCCCATAAGCGCTTTAAGGGTGTCCACTGAACGGCAGGAGACTGTGATTTTTTCTTCGCCGCGCGAGTATTGTTCTTGGGTTTTGTTCTCTTGGGTATTGTTCGTCAAAACCTCGTTTTGGGGTAGGTCAAAAGCAGGTTTTGGGGGGTCAAAAGCAGGTTTTGGGGTCGGTGCATGGTCATAACCCTGTTTTGGGGTGGCCTTCCACAGCGAGACGTGATACCGGTTGGCCCTGCCATCGGACTTGGCCCGTCGGATATATCCAAGGTGTTCAAGCACGTTGAGGCTCTTGGATACCGTGGGCTGTGAGCAACGCGCGATCTTCGCCAGCCGCTCCAAGCTGGGCCAGCATACGCCGGTGTTGTCGGCGTGACGTATCAGCGCCATATACACCAGCAGGTCGTAGCCGCCCAACCGGTCATCATCCACCGCCCAATTCGGCAACATCGAAAAACCCGAGTTCTGTGCTATACTCATATCGGACACGTTTCCACCTTTCTGCTAGCGCCTCTCTTCCGGTTCTATGGGGGAGGCGCTTACTTTATTCCTATGACTATCTTATTTGATGTGATGCCCGGCTCCAGTGCGCATATATATATTATATACCTAGCACATGCTACTTGCAATCAAGAATAATCTGATGTATATTTAAATCATGTACGCGAAAGACTACACCGCAACGACGGAGCAGTACGCGGAACGCTGGCACCTCAACATCCAGACCGTCCGCAGATACTGCCGTGAGAAACGACTGCCATACATCAAAGTCGGCAACCGCTACTACTTCAACCCCGACATCACACCACTACCCATAGGAGCAACGATCGACGATGAATGACCCAAGAATCACACTGCCGCTCGCACGCTTGGCGGCAGACCCCGAACGCAAACAGACCCGCAACGGCACCCCCTACATGCTTATCCGAGTCGCCGCCGCAGGCGGACACATGGACAAGACCACAAAACAATGGGTAGACCACGACACCATGTGGGCAACCATCTTCGAATATGACCTGAGACTTGCGGAAACCTACGAACGCATGCTACGCAAGGGCACACCGGTAAGGGTCGAGGGTGTCCTGAAATGGAAGACCGACACCGACAACCAAGGGCAGCCGCGCATCGACTTCATCATCGAACACGCGACCATCAGTCTCGCCATGCTCAAAGCCAAGAACCAGCAGCCTCAGCAAACTCAGCAGACCGGCAACCAGTGGCCGGGAACCGACACGTTCGGCCCGACCAACTCGCTCAACCAGACCGACAACGAATGGGACGTGTTCTAAATGGCAGTGAACGTCACCGAGAAAGACAAGACGCTCAACGAGATCATCGACTGGTGCGAACAGTTAGCAGCGGAAGGCCTGAGACTGGCGAGCGCTCTTCTAAGGCATCATGACATGGCCGCATACGGTGTCGTGAAGGGACAAGTCAACGCATACGAAAAGACAGCCGACCACTGCCGTTCCATGCTCGGCTACACCGGCAACATGCCCACGGAAGCACCGAAACAAAGCGAGGACACGAAATGAGCAGAGCAACCCGATATGTAGAGTGCACCCACTGCGGCGAGACGGTGGGCACATATTACGTGACCTGCCCGTACTGCGGACACAGACTGGCTGTGCACAGTCTGCCACCAAGGGAGAAATGTGCGGACTGACCCAAGTCACCACCGATTGAAAGGAATTACCATGACCCGCTATCTCGTAGGGGACCAACAACTGCGTTACGCAATACACTCGGCCATAAGCGCTATGGACATTGACAAGCAAGATAAGAATTACATCATCGAATCAACTGTCAAAGTCTCCGATGAAGTCCTAGAATTATTGGCCTCATCGAAGACCACCGAATCGGAACAAACCGAGAATCCCAAACAGGATGCTGGCCGTGAAATCGATACGAGCGCGTACCCATTTATCCAACTAGAGGCAGACGAACTCGTCCGGATGATCTGTGACGCCTACCAAACCGGCGTATTTTCAGGAAAGGAGCAATCATGAAATTCACGAAACGCTCATACATCAAAGTGTGGCAGAACTGCCCAGAAGACGAACGCGAAGACACCACCATAACCCTCTATGACTACGAGGACGCGAACGAACTCAACAATTGCGGTCAACGCTTCAAATTCATCGACCAACCAGTCTACAAGCACCAAAGCAACCACGCCGACATCCTGCGCACGCTCAAACTCAAAGCGGAAACGCAACCAACGTTCGACTTGGCGGAGCTTAACCAATGATCGGCGAACCATTATCGTTCAGCCTGTTCATCCCCGGCATCCCTGCCAGTAAAGGCTCATACCGTCCAATCACCGGCAGGAGCCGAACCACAGGCAAACCAGTAACCCGCCTAATACCAATGGACAAGAAGGAACGCCCGTGGCGTGACCACGTGCGCGACACCATCCTCAGCCACAAACACCCAACCATCCCACCCAACTCATACATCAAAATAGAAACCACGTTCTACCTGCCACGCCCCAAAACCATCCCACCCCACAAACGCAAACACCCCACAGTCAAACCCGATATAGACAAACTCCAACGCGCCCTATACGACGCCATCACAGAAACACACATCTGGCATGATGACTGTCAGATAACCGACGTAACCAGCCACAAACGATACGCCGACACCACCACCACCGGCGTATCCCTAACGATCACATGGAAGCCAAACCAATGAAGAAACCAAGCGAATTCGACTACTTCCGCAACACCACACCCGGCTAC